TGTGGCGCTTGTTGCTGCGGTGCATATTGTTGTTGGCCATCCTGCTTGCCACCAATCAGGTCGATGTTTTGAACTGTTACAGCCAATGCCGCGCCTTTACCGTTCGCACCTTCCCACTCTTGTAATTCAAGCTCACCAGATACAGCAACTTGAGTGCCTTTGCGTAAATATTGAGGCAATTGACCTTCTGCCTTTTTGCCAAACATTACACAGCGCACCCAGTTTGTTTTCTCTTTATCGCCATAGCCAGACTTAACAGCCACTGAAAACTCACACAAAGCGGTTCCGCTTGCAGTGTGCTTAACTTCTGCGTCTTTACCCAAATTCCCTGTAAATGAGAATAGATTCATAAAATACCTTCTTTCTTTAGTTGGTTTATTGTTTGAGCTGCCATTTGTGCTAGCAGCTCTTTTACTTCTTCTTGCGTCATTTTACTGACAGCCCAGCCTTTGATTCACCAATGCTTGCGCCTTCAATTTCTTTGCCTTCTTTAAGATCTGACAAAATAAGCTTTTTATCAATGCTTATTGTAACTTTAGGGTTTTTATAGCTATCAGGGATGGCATTTTCATCTGATAACACCAAAACAGGCTTTGGTTTAATGTAAGAGGCTTTGATAACCCCATTGTCAATTTTAGTCTTTCCTGATTCTGCCATATTCATTACTAGGTAAGCTTTTATACTATCAAGCTGCTTTTCCATTGATTTGCGGCGATTAGATAAACGGGCCTCTTCTAATTTTGATAGCTCAATATTCCCTTCAATATTACGAATAAGAAAAAGAATGCTTTTGGCTTTCTCTTCAAAAGCCTCATTTACATCATTCAAGGCATCTATTAATTGTGACTCTTCAACGCCATCTTCAATCATCTGCCCAAGTTGCTTTAGGTTTTCTGTAATCTCATATAGCTGCATTATTGCGCCCCTAGTTGTTTTTGCATTTCAAAGAATTTAGCATCAAGCGGTTGCTTTTCTTTTGCTGGATCAAGTCGCAAAGCTTTAGCCAGAAGGTCGACCTTATTAGCTGCCAACCCGTAAACTTTTGACACTGAATCCATATTTGGGCAATCACCCATTAATTTAATGTTTTGGTTTATATGGGTTTGAAGCTCTTTTGTTCGCTTATCAATCTCTGCTGCCTGATCATCAGCCTTTGCAATAGCGTGTTCTACCTGAGCAACTTCACGATAACTGGCATCATCAAATTCACCCATATAAACATCAGAACACACACCAACCAAGCTAAGGCACTTTGTCATGGCATCAGTAACGGACTTTTTGCCGTACTCATGGTCAACGTAAAACTTGCCAGTTTTTGTCATGTAGCTGTACTTTGTGTGGCCGTACTGGATGAATGTATTTTCTTTTGATCCAACCCACATTTCCATTACTACAGTGTGAGTTTTCTCCCACACAATCTGGCCATTATCCATCATGTATTGAGGCAAAACCCCTTGAGATTTATTCCCTTCAATTAAGACAATTGGCTGAGTATTATCAAAACGTTCCTCAATAATGCTGTAACCCCACCCAATACCGATAGGCCCTAGAACCTCAGTGGCAAGCTTCACCATATAAACAGGTGTAATAGACGTTGACGAGCGCCCACCCTCTGTATTTTTCTTTGTGTACTTCTCGTCAGTCTTTGGGAACTTCCCCCAAAAATTTAACTTATCATCCATATCAATCACCCTTGTTAAGTTGAGTGCCAAGTATAAAGCACTGATATTCTTTGTAATTGGCAAGAACTACCAAATTTAGATTAGTTTTGGTACTTTTTGCCAATCGCCCGCTGCACTTTCTTATTCTGGCTGGTTAGGTGCCATTTATCGCACATTGGGCATAAGTAAGGCCTAAGCTTGCGTATTCTCTTGTACTCGCTTGAGTTTGCTGGCCTAGCCTTACAATCTGCTATTGCATCTGATTTAGAGTTAAAACTTTGTTTGTTGCATGTCATACAGCTCCTTCTCCAATGCGTTGATTTGCTTGTTTATATCGTCCTCATAGACCATTCTTGCAATTGTTTTATCGTGGTAAGACTTGCTTTTACCGTCAATTGTTACCGTGTAAGAGGTCATTGTTGCTTGTTTTTTAACGCCATAGCCTTTAGAGCGTAGCCGCTGTCTCATGTTGTGAATCTGTCTTTCAAGGTCACAAACATCATAAGCATGATTGCATTCTTCAATAGTATCAAATGTGCCTATGCATACCTTTTTACCTTTCTTCACATAGATGCAAACATAACTACCCGCCGACTCATAACTACAGCCTTTAAGTTCTCCTGTTCGCATTCTTCGCAGCTCATGGTCTGTAATAACCATTTTTGCAGATAAGCCTAAAGTCGGCTCTTGTCCAAAATACATCATTCTACATGTCCCCAAGTTATGCCATTTATTGCATTTAACATTGTTTCCTTTCTTACGCCGTATTCTTTAGCTAGCAATCTTGCGTTAATCTTCTTTTCTAGCTCATCCCTGATCTTTATAGCTTCATTGCGCTCTTTTCGTATCTTAGCTACAAGTTTTTCATTTAACTTATGGTTGTGTATCTGTGTTCCTTTAAGGATCATTTGTCAGTCTCCTTTAGGCAGAACAGGCCGGAGTCGTATACCTCGCCTGCAAACTCTTCTGAATACAAGCTCCCGTATCCTTTACCAAGCTTTGCAAGTTGCTCAACAAACAACTCACGCTCGGATTTTATGGGGCGGATATCTGTAGCCCAGTGCAGCTGATTTGTTTTGCTGTCCATAATTGCATATACGTTGAAGCTATCAGGCTTAGTTACCTTAAGAACTTCACCTAGGCTATATACTCCCTTCAAAACGGAATACTCACACTCAACACCCACCTCTGGCACAAATGCTGGCTTGGTTGGGCGCTTGGCTAGTAGTTTTGATTGCGTTGGATACACCTTTGTTTTGTTGTAAAACCAATACCTATTACAAGTCTCATCATAAAAACAAAAATCATAGCCTTCCGGCGCATTATCATCCCACCACTTTGGGTTATTCAGTTGCTCTTGTGTTGGTTTCATTTTGTTGCTCACTTATCTACAGTGGTGAAATTTTTTTGATTCTGGGTATTTGCTTTTTATACGGCTTATTACCTGATCACTTGTTTGACCAAGAGATCTATAAACTGTTTTTTGCAGGCAAACCCCATTAAGTTCGTATTTTATTGTCATTTCCACACTCCTCTCCGTTAGTTGATAAACCAAGTATAAACACCTGACCTTGTATGTAATTGGCCAAAACTACCAAAATCAGGGTTATTTATTGGCAAAAACTACCAAAATCATTTGCATCCGCCCTGTATCCCGCATTGTTAAGCATAGAATATAGGTCAAGGTGCTTACTCCTACTAACCTTGCCTGTATTTAGGAATTGATTAAGAGCTATTATGTCTTCTGGTTTCTTCTCTCCCCAGTAGTCAACATAAGAATCCGCTATATTCCCGCAACCTCGGCAAATGTGTGTGACAAACTTAGTCTGATAGACTGATCTAAGCTCAACAAGCTCCCATGTAGGAACAATCTTAAACTTACCCATTCGGCAATCTTTCCCGCATCTATCGCAGTGGGTTTTCATTTTTTAACCTCTTTAAGGTTATAAGTCCTGCGCTTGCTTTTGTTTTTATTGCTTTCCTTATAGTGATGAAAATAAGAGTGAAATTCAGCATCATCTCTACCATGACTGCATTCAATTCCTTCTTTTATTAACGCCTGAATAACTGGTAATGACAATAATCTACCACCTGTAATTAAAACTTTAGCAGTCATTATAACCTCCTATTACTTGCCCAAAGCTGCTCGCATTGCTTGTATTGATGATATTGCCTTTTGTTTATCTAAAGGCGTGTGTGTTTTCTCTATTGCTATCCTAGGCGGCGGTGCGACTGCTAACGGCTTGCCATTCCTTAAATCCCCCAAAGTCCGGTTGTGTTCTTGCGTCCATATTTCTAATGCTCGCTTTTTGTCAGCATGGCGGAATCCGTGGAAGTCACCAAGGTTGTGCAAAGTATGATAAACCTCTGGATTTAATCCACTAAGCTTTCTGCTCTCAAGTGGCAGTGCTATATAGGCCTGAATCTCTTTGTATGACTCTAGGCAGCCTTTTGTGCCTTCAGGCATGTTACCCTCGCGGCACCATGCTATAAACTGCCCTACGGTCGGCATAAACGGATTCCCTGACTCTTTCACTTTATTCAAGGCGTAATCAATAATGTGCTGTTGGTTGATACCCTCTGCCATCAAGCTATTAAGCCATTCGCGTTTAATGGTTTTCATTAGTTGTGCCTTTTCATCATGCCCCATGCCTGCCAGTGACTGCTGCCATGCTGGGCAGATTGCTTGAAGCTTGTGAATTATATAGCTCACAACCTTTCTATCCTGCTCTGTGTCCTGATTAGCTTGTACGTTAGCCAATGCCTCAGATTCAGAAATCCGTGTCACCAAGGTTTGTAAGTGTTGCTGTGTTGCTAAATGATTTTGCATTGTTTTGTCCTTTGTGATTCATTGCCCATTCTGCTTTGAAAGCTACCCATCCGCGCATTGCCCAAATATCAATTGATTCTTGGTAATCAATGCCGTTCATCTTAGCCATGTCCAATTCTTTTAAAATGGGATTAAGTGCCAATTGGGTTAGCTTTTTCTTACAGGCTGCCCGTATTGTTTTTATGTCGTTTTTTTGTTGGTCGGTTAATTGAATATCACCCCAATTTAATTCTGATGGCTTCTTTTTGATTACTTCTTTTTCTTTTATTTTCTTATCTAATCTTATCTTATCTAGAGGGTTTTTCTCGGAGTTTGTCGGAGTTTGTCGGACACCAGCATCCATGGGCAATTGCGGCGGATTCTTGCGAACAAGCTTAGCTGTGTAGTCATCACTAACTTTTGCTAGTTTTAAGCATGTAATCATTCCTGATGTGTTCTCAAAAAGGCCAAGCTCGACAAATCTTGCCATCATTTCTTGAACCTTCTGAGGTGTTGATCCCGTGTTTCTGGCAATGATTCTACAGTCATGCTCAAGCTCAAATGTTAGCTTTTCAGGCTCAACATCATTAGCTATTAACTCTAAGCAGTACCAGTAAAGACCGTACCCTTCTAATCCATAATCAAGCAAAACCTCTTGTAGTTTTGCGTCCATATTTGCCGTTGCTGTATGTTTAAACCATTTGATAGTCAGTACTCCTATTTGTAGATTGTTAGTTTTTGTTTTGTAACACCAATATCCATTAGTATTTCATCGCTAGGCTCTCGCTTACAATTAAGCAC